CTCATACACCTTATAAAGCTGGGCCTTAAGTTTATTACAGCAATAACCAGCTTTTATTTGTAAGACCACGCTTTAAATGAATGGTGGTTTTTGCCATAACTTACAAATTCGGTTTTGTTAAGTTTGTTCATTGCATTTTATACATACCTCAAGCCTTCGGTATGCTCACTTAACTCCCCAATCTTTGGGAAAAAATTTTTTCGGAGGGGGCTAAAGCCCCACTCCTTTTGAAATATCAATGATAGCGTCACACATATCATCAGATTTTTGAGATCTAACGATACGAACTGGACCATTTTGATTTGTTGTTTCTTTGTAATGGCTACCAGTATGATTATAATATGCTTTTTCTAATGCTGATTTGTATTGCATATAGAATTTTATTGCTGATACATTGTCAATTTGTTTTTCTCGCATTGATAATATATCCATATCTTTGAACTCACCATCTGGATTTCTTTTAAATGCCTGAGTTTTTTTATTATTACTATCTAACCATTGTTTTCTTGTATTTAATATCCATTGACAATTTTTAATCATATTGCCTATTGAATTACCAAACTGTGTAGATAGATTGTTGTCATCTTCAATGAACATTTCTGATATTGTTGATAATGCTGATATAATAACTTGTCCTGCATCTTCTCCAATTTCTTCACGTCTATCAATTTGAAGTACATCATTCTGAACTCTGGTATCTTTATGAATACTAGTGTCTATTTCTTGATTTTCCATGATTTCTTACCTTTCTTGTCTACTTTAATATTAATATGATATGGTACTACATCTATTATTTTCTTACCATATTTGCTTATAAATTTTACATCATCACGAAATAAATTTGTGATAATCTTTACTCCATTTACTATCATATACTCTCCTTTGTTACTGATACATTATATACATTGTATAATTCATGATCTAATTCTGACATCATTTGATCATCATTAGTTTCTACTGCATATTCATATTGAATACATAGTGTTCTGAATCTATCATCATTGTTATATAGATATTCGTATGTCATTTTATTTCCTTTCTTTTATTATTTTTATCTTCTAATCTTAATATTTCTTTATACTGATATAATCCAAATACTGATATACAGCATCCTATTAACCATACTATTAATAACATTTTCATATATTTCCTTTCTTTTGTATTAATATGAAAGACGATAATGCAGAATTGAAATCTTTTCTAGTCAAGCTTGGCTCTCGGACAGGGAGCCCCTACGCACTTAGGGGGCGACCAGCATGAAGCGGAGCATAGCTTTACTTGAAGATTTTAATTATGCTATAATGCTACTGCCATTTTACAAGAGAGAGATATAGCGTCCACGAGTAGGGTTTAGCCCTACTAGATTCAAGAGCCGACATATTTGCCTACGAAGTGAACACAGAACAAACAAGTATACATCATTGAGTACTGAATATGTTGTGAATTGAATCTAACAATATTTATGTTGACAGAAGAATTTTGAAGATATAATCGTTTAGTTCATACATGAATACGAAGAGTCTTACGACGAAACAGAAAGCTTTAGTTGATACACTCGTAACCACTGGTTGTAGTATAAAGGAAGCATCACAAAAGGCAGGATATGCAAAGGGTGAAGCAGGCAGAGTAGTAGCAAGTAGAACGCTACGATTACCACAGGTACAGAGGTACATGATGGAACAGGTAGCTAGTGTTATGGGAACTGGAGCTATCAAGGCAAGCCAGAAGCTAATACAATTATCCGATAGTGCAAAGAGTGAGTACGTTCAGCTAGAAGCTAGTAAAGATATACTAGATCGAGTAGGACTAAGAGTACCAGAGAAAAGGCAGAATGAGATCGTTGGAGATATAAAGATTAATATAGACTTGACGTAATTCTGTCATAAATTGCTAAAGAACAATGTTGCTCGGACAAAGGTTGGGGGGTCAAAACCTGAAGGGTTTTGTAAGTATGGGAACTCATACAAACAATATAGGCTAAAAAAAGCACGTTGTATGTGCATTTAAAAAATATTTTTTTAACCTAAAAGTACGAATTTCATTATGGATAATCAGAATAATATTGACAACGAAATCGTAGAAGTAGATAAATATGAATCCTTGTTGAATACGTTTATAAGGATTGCAATTAATAAAGAAGGAGAAGATAATGCCTAAAGTTGGAAACAAAATGTATAATTATACTAAAGCTGGTATGGCAGCGGCAAAGAAAGAAGCTAAGAAGTCAGGGAAGAAGATGACTATGGCTAAGAAACCTAAGAAGAAATGAGTAAATCTACTGTAAATAAAGCAGGAAATTACACTAAACCTTCTCTAAGAAAAAGATTATTTAGTCAGATTAAATCTTCTTCAGTTCAAGGAACAGCAGCAGGAAAATGGTCGGCTAGAAAAGCTCAATTACTAGCAAAAAAATATAAAGCTGCTGGTGGAGGTTATAGATAATGGCTTTAACTAAGTCACAGCGTAGTTTAAAAGCATGGACACAGCAGAAATGGAGAACTAAATCAGGTAAGAGATCATCCGATACTGGAGAAAGATACTTACCTGAAGCTGCTATTAAGTCTTTGTCTGCAAAAGAGTACGCTGCAACGACTAAAGCTAAGAGAGAAGGAAAGAAAAAAGGCAAAGGAGTTGTTGCCCAGCCAAAAAAAATCGCTAAAAAGGTAAAGAAGTTTAGATCTTTTAGTTAGAAAGGAGAGCATATGTCCTCTCAAAAGAGAAAAGGTACAAGAGTTGAAAATGAGATTGTTAAGCTCTTTATCAAAGAAGGTTTTAATGCTGTAAGACAGCCTTTATCTGGTGCTATTCAAGAATTTCCTCATGATGTTAATGTAAGAGATCTTTATGAGGGAACAAGTATAGAGGTAAAAGCTAGAAAAAATGGTAGTGGTTTTACAACTTTAGATAAATGGAAAGGAAATGCTGATTTATTAATTTTAAAGAAGGATTTTGAAAAACCTATGGTATACTTAACATGGGATTTTTTTAAGGAGTTTTTATATGAGTATAGACAAAACAGACGACGTAACGAATCTGGAGAACAGACAGCTATTTCAACTGAGTTATCAGGAGAGACAGAGATTGAGAAAGATAGTAAGGAAGGTACATCTAAAATTCCTTCCAGAAGCTTCAGTAACAGACAAGGAATGCGACAAATTAATAGAAAGTCTTGGCCCAAAAGTAAGAGAAAAATTGCTTCAAGAGTATATAAATAAAGTTAAGTAATGCCAGAGCTTTCATATAAGCCAGATGGGGTTACAGTAAAAAATTTTTTAAAATCGAATGACTTCTTTCGTGGATTAAGAGGACCAGTTGGGTCTGGTAAATCTGTTGCTTGCTGCATAGAAATATTTAGACGAGCTTTACAGCAAAAAAAAAATAGTCAAGGTATTCGTAAATCACGTTGGGCTGTTATTCGTAATACAAATCCTCAGTTAAAGACGACAACTATTAAAACATGGCTTGATTGGTTTCCTGAACAAGAGTGGGGAAACTTTAGATGGTCTGTTCCGTATACCCATTATATTAAAAAAGGAGAGATAGATTGTGAAGTTATCTTCTTAGCCTTAGATAGACCTGAAGATGTAAAGAAACTTCTTTCCTTAGAGTTAACAGGTGTATGGGTAAACGAAGCTAGAGAGATTCCTAAATCAATTATAGATGCATGTACTATGAGGGTAGGTAGATATCCTAGTATGCGTGATGGTGGTGCTTCTTGGTATGGTGTTATCTGTGATACCAATGCTCCAGAAGAAGATCATTGGTGGCCTATTATGGCTGGAGATGTACCAACACCTGATTATATTTCACGTGAAGAAGCATTAATGTTAGTTAAACCTGATAATTGGTCTTTTCATACACAACCAAGTGGAATGAATGAAGATAGAGATAAACAAGGTAATCTTCTTGGATATAAATCAAGTGAAAGAGCTGAGAATAAAAACAATCTTACTCCTAAGTATTATAATAATATTATCAAAGGTAAAACGAAAGGATGGATTGATGTTTATGTACTCAATAAACTGGGCAG